ATAGGGTCTAGGCAAACCGTTACATATTTAAATGCCGCAACTGAGGTGCTAAAGGCTGATTGGGACATTGATAGGCGTGCCTTTACAGCGGAATTATTGAGTCAACTTGCTTCATTACAGAAAGAAGCTCGCAAGAGCAACATGCATGCAGTTGCCTTGGGTTGTATTAACTCAGCAGCCAAAATTGCACATATTCTCTAATGATGACAAGCATCCTCGGGAACGTTCCTGTCGGTAGCGTTTTAAGCGAAGGAACGTTGTCAAACATCAAGACAGGTCCGCCCTTATCGTTTCGCCAATATATTCAACTGGTTAATCCTGACTTCATCTTCTACACATGGAATGAAATTGCTATCACTCGGCTACAGGAAGTTGCGGATGGCAAGCTTCTTCGGCTGCTGATTCAGGTGCCGCCTCGACACGGTAAATCTGAGCTGTGCAAATTATTTGCTGCCTACTACCTGACCCGATTCCCGAAAAGATTCACAGGTGTTTGCGGCTATGGCCAGGAATTGACGTATCCATTCAGTCGAGCGGCTCGTCATTATTTCAAGGAGGGCGGTGGCAAGTTGAATCAGGATGCTCAGAGTGTCACGTTTTGGGAGACACACGAAAGGGGCGGTTGCTGGGCGGCCTCTGTGGGGTCATCCGTAACGGGCAAGGGAGCTTCTGTAGCCATACTCGATGATCCAATTAAGGACAGGCAGCAATCAGAGAGCCCGGCCGAAATTCGCACGCTGCATGGTTGGTACAAATCCACCTTCCGAACCAGGATCAATCCAGAGGCAGGAGCCATCGTGATCGTGCAGACCCGCTGGTCAGAAGTTGACGCGATTGGCCTGGTCATGGACCTCGAGGCTCATGCAGACAAGGAGTCCCGCGAGGGCTGGCACATTATTGATTTTCCGGCCAGATTTGAACGCTGGGAAACGCGCCCAATTATTCCAGAATGCATCACTGTCGAAGCTGACTTCAGGGAGACGATTGGTCAACCTCTTTGCCCTGAGCGCTACGGCGAGAAGGCACTGCGGATAATCGAGAGCACGCTTGGCTCTAGAGAGTGGAATTGTTTATATCAGCAGAATCCAATTGCGCTAGACGATGCAATCTTTAAGCCGGATTGGTGGCGCTATCGTTCACTAACTCAAATTGGCGAGCTTCCACGCAGGAGAGTTGTCCTGTCTATCGACTGCACATTTAAAAATTCAGATACATCTGACTTTGTAGCCATTACTACCATCGCCGAACATGAGGATGGCACCTACACGATCCTCGATGTGATCAACCGGAGGATGGACATCATCGGAACCATGGCGGTCATTCGAGAACAAGCCAATCGGTTCTCACCAGCAGCAATCCTTGTCGAAGAAGCCGCCAACGGTTATGCCGTCATACAGATGCTCCGATCGAAGCTGCCGAACATCATTGGCATTAAGACCGGCACTGCCTCCAAAGCATCTAGGGCCAGCGGAGCTGCTCCAATGATTGAGGCCGGCAACGTCTACCTACCGCCTGAGGCCACGTGGCTGCACTCTTTCATCAACCAGTTCACAACTTTTCCCGCAGGAAAAAACGACGATATGGTCGATTCGACAACTCAGTGTCTTAACTGGATGAGAGACCGCAGGGCGCCACAGGTCACCGTCACATCATGGGGCATGTCCGGTTAGCCATACTTGACACCTCGACCGTCGTAGGGTAGTCAAAAACGGTAGACTGGGCTTAACGTACCTGTTCATTCATGCGGCCTCTCGGCTTTACTCTTTCTGCTGAGCAGCAGGTCAAGACCGAGGAAAACCTCAACCTTGCCCGCAAGGAAGCATGGAGGGCATTCAAAAGACAATCGCCTAGATCACGTCTCCCTTATGACGACCTCGAGGCTGCTGCATTCATTGGCCTAATGAAGGCCTGCTTCAGGTTCGATGAAGAGTTCGGCTGTAAGTTCAGCACCTATGCAGTGCCCAAGATCCGAGGTGAGATCTTGCACTTCATTCGTGACCACACCTACCTATTGAAGTTGACCCACCGCATGCGTGAGACCTGGCAAAAAGGTAAGCGCTTACTGGACCAGGGCAGCAGTGACATTGAGATTGCCAAGGCTTTAGGAATTGAGCTAGATGTTTGGCTTGATACTCGCTCTGCCTGTTCAGGTCCACCGCTGGAGCTCAAGGAGTACGCCGGCTTGCATGGCGACGAGTTAACAGCCAAGGAAGACGATCGACTGCAGCCTCTATTAGTGGCCGTTGATCGTGCATGGCTGATGATCGGTGACAAGGGTCAGAGGCATCTCTCTCAAGCATTCAGGTTCAATCATCTATTGGACCTCTCGTATTCACAAAAGCTCGTACTGCTCACAGAAGCAGAATTCAACGTCCATTAGCTATCAGACTTCGAAGGTAGATTAAGGGGACTACGGTCCCTTTTCTATGGGTAAGAACAAAAAAGTCGCAGACATGACACCAGAGGAGCGCGAGAGAAAGAACGCCTCTTCCAAGAAGTGGCGTGACAATAATCTTGAAAAGGTCAGGGCGATTAACAAGAAATATTGCCTAGCCAATCTCGACAAAGTCTCAGAAAGGAACCGCCGGTTCAAAGCGGAGAATCCTGGCTATTTGAAGCAGTGGCGCTTGGACAACCCAGAGAAGTACGAAGATCAGAAGCTGAGAGCTCAGATAAAACAGCAAGAGAAATACAGGAATGATCCTGAATACAGGAAGGCAGTTCTCGACAAGCAAAAGACCACTGCCTTTTGCTGCCACGGTGGCCAGACTCAGAGAGAGAGAATCCCCCAAGTCCTTATTGATGAAGTGCGCCTTAAGTGTTTTGAGATGGGCCTAGACCCTGGTATTAGATGCCACATACTCCAAGCGATTATTGCGGTGCAGACTAAATATTTGAACATGGGCCAAGCAGGGGACAGTGAATATCATTGGCTTCATCCAGATGACATGGAATTCAGAGCCAGGTCATGGGCTGGTGTCTGGAGGAAGGATCAAAGACTCCGCGACAACTTTCATGTGCGCAACAAAGTCGTCCTAGATTATATCTGTCAGGCTTCTAATCATGATGAGCCCTGAGCCACCAGTTAAGCCGCCCACGGGTTGGCCCACTACGCCTCCAACAGTCCGCGAATTCATCCTCAGACGACTCAATGCTCACAGAACTCTCCAATCCACCGGATCACACACAGGTAGAAGCTCACAACTCCGTGAGTCAACAGATCCAGCATCATGCCTTCGGCCTACAGACTTTGATTAAGGATGTCATCGAGGCCCATGAGAGCCCTGAGGACGCAATCCTCGCTCTCGAACGTGATGGCCTAGCCAACGCTCTAGAGATAGTTGGCCCTATGCAGATGATCCGTCGCCTCCCGATGGATTCGCCGATGCGCAACCTGCAGGTCTTCCAGATGGCTTGCCTGTATGACGAGCGTGAATCAACCATGCGCAACGCCATTGAGTTCCTTGACGAAGAAATGAGAGCTGGCCATCGCACAGCTACTTCCATCAAGTCAGGTGTTCTCAAGGTCTGCAAAGCAGCTCTTAAGTCTCGCGCCGACATGGCCAAGCTTCGGCGCGGTAACACTGGCACCCGCGTCAGCAAGACCGATCTCTATGCAGAGAACGCTCATCTCCGCGACCAACTTAACAAGTTCCAGGCTTTCTTCTCTGACGTTAAAAGCGAGACAGGCCTCAAAACAGACGACGAAGTGATCGCCCTTTTCTACGGAGCCAAGTCCAATGGCTGACAACAAAAAGAACCCCTTCATTGAGGCCCTAAACAGAGGGACCATCAAGCCACCGGCCTACTCACCACAACTCTCTCCCATAGTCGAACCGACTATGAGCCTCGCTGCTCGTGTCGAGCGGGATCGAGAGCGTACACGCGCAGAGCGTAAGGTCGCACGAAATGTAGCTCGCGATGAAGCGACTGCAGCTGAGTGGAATCACTACATCAACAACTATCACCGAGTTGCGGATGAAGTACGTCACGCCGTGTCACGCCGTTCTGCTTGCTCTGCTCGTGTCATTAGGGGCGGGGCTCTGGTCGCACAAGTTACCGACGTCCATTTTGGAGGAACCGTCGTTAGAGATAAGAACGCCTACAGCACGAGGGTGGCCTCAATGCGTCTAGCCGCTTACGCGGAAGAAATCCTCGCACTTCAGGCACAAACAGGCGCATCAGATCTCTACATCACCTTCACAGGTGATATCTTCGATTCCCTCTTGGGCAAAATGCGCACTGACAAGGTGTTGCATTCAGAAGGTCCAGCGGTCTGGTCCTATATGACCGGCCTCGAGATCCTTAAGCAGTTCATCAATGAGCTGTCTGAGTCCGAGGCCTTCGGCATGGTTTCTCTTGCGGGTGTAGTTGGCAACGAGGCCCGCCTAACAGAAGATCGTGGTCATGGTGATCGCATGGCATCTGAAAACTGGGATGCGGCCCTTAATGCGGCCCTTGCAGTTGAGTACGGCCCCACTGATATCGAATGCCAATTTGGCGTTAATAGTTGCGTGCTTGAGGTTGAAGGCTGGCGTGTTCTCCTTATGCATGGCGACACGCTCAACAAAAACCTCGATCAGCAGGCGTGCCAGTCAGTCCTAGGTCTGCATAATGCTGACTTTGGTGTGTCTGGACATGTCCATAACCCACTCGTCACCGGCCATTGGATCCGCTCCGGTTCACTTATAGGTACTGATAACTATGCAGGGTGTGGCCTCAACCTCTCCGGTTATGCCTCCCAATCTGTTATTCATCTCACGGCTCAACGTCGCAACGTTCATGTCATTGATCTACAGGACTGCACCAATGTCGAGCCTTACACCGTTGTTGATTTC